TAGGCGGTTGGACATCAAAGCCACGCCTAGAGTTCACAGCTGCTAAGTATTTGGAAAACACAATCCGCGCTTCACTCGGCGAGGAGTCAGCACGTCAGTATGTCGCAGCGGCAGATGACACAACAGACAACGCAGGACTTGTTCCTACACGTCAGTTGACAGAAGTTATCAACGGACTTGCAAACACAACACGTTCAAGCATTGACGCAATTAGCCGTGGCGTATTGCCTGATGCTGGTATGTCATTTGAGATCCCAAAGATCACAACAATGCCAACAGTTGCTGAAACAGCAGAAGCAGGCACACCAAGCGAAACAGATCAGGCTTCAAGTTTCTTGTCAGTTACAGTCAAGAAGTATGCTGGACAGCAAAAATTTAGCGTTGAGCTACTAGATCGCACATCACCACTATTCTTTAACGAGCTACTATCAAACATGGCAGCTGCTTATGCAAAAGCAACAGACACAGCAGTTCACACTGCAATTGCAACAGGCGCAACAGCTGATTCAACAACACTTACAACATACCCAACAGCTGCTGAGTTGCTTGGTTTTGTATCTCGTGGTGCTGCATCTGTTTACTCAAACACACAAGGTTTTGCTAAGAACATAATTGCTAACACATCACAGTGGGCAAACCTTATGACACTTAACGACTCAGGTCGCCCAATTTACAACGCTGCACAGCCAAGCAATGCTGGCGGTATTGTGCGTCCAGACTCAATCCGCGGCAACGTCGCAGGACTTGATCTTTATGTCACAGCGAACGTTGCAACAGCAAACAACGAGGATAAGGACGACTCAATCTTGATCGTCAATCCAGCTGCGTACACATGGTACGAGTCACCAACATACCGTTTGCGCGCAGACGTAATCGCTTCAGGTGAAATTCAAGTAGCCGTTTACGGTTACGGCGCAATTGCAACCAAGATCGGTGCAGGCGCGTTCGGTATCAACAAGACCTGATAACAACCCACTAATCATGCGGCGATTTCTCCCGAGGTCGCCGCAGCAGTCGAAAGGAAACGGACATGCCTAGCATTGTTACAGCAAGTCAATTGCGCACGGTGCTTGGCGTGTCCGTTTCACTTTACAGCGACGCTTATTTAGACGAAATCATTAACACTAGCGAGGACGTAATTTTGCCTATGCTTGTTGCTAACGTTTCAGGCGTTGAGTCTTACAGCCTCAAAGATAACGTAGCAACATTTGTGACAGTGCGTGAACATTATTTTGTAACAGGTCAGTCAATCATTGTCACAGGATTACCTGCACCATTTAGCGCAACCTTTACGGTGGTTGACAGTGCGCCGTATTACTTTACGGCGGCACTTACAAATGCAGACGTTTCAGCTCGCCCAATTGTGCCAAATGGCAAAGCAACATTGTCAGGTTACTCAGCTGCGCAGTTGTATGCCAGCACACCAGCAATTGAGTCAGCAATCCTGGCTGTAAGCGTTGAAGTATTCCAGTCACGCGTTGCAGCTGGTGGGCAGATCGAGGGCGTTGACTTTACAAGCTCGCCTTACCGTATGGGTCGCAGCTTGACTAACCGCGTTAGCACATTGCTTATGCCTTACCTGGACGCTGAGACAGTGTGTCAATAAATGCCAGCAAACTCAATTGCCGAAACGAGATCAGCTTTAGCCACAGCCTTTAGTGCGCTATCTGCCAACGTTTACCCAAGCGTGCCAGAGTCACCAATACCGCCTGCCATTGTTGTCGTACCTGACAGTCCTTACATGGAAGTGGTCTTGATCGGCAAGTCAAAAACACAGGTCAAACTTAATTTTGCAATTACAGCAATTGTCGCGAGCAACAGCAATGCAGGCTCACTGGACAATTTAGAACAGCTAATCATAGGAATTCTTGCTGCAATGCCAGCAGGATACGTCGTTGGCGTTATTGAAAAGCCGACAGTGTTGGAAGTAGGACAATCGCCAATGCTCGTTGCTGACATAAACGTATCGACTTATTACACACAAACTAACTAGGAGACAAAATGCCAACGACAATCATCACTGGTCGCGATTTAGTCGTGACCATTGCAACAGTAAACTACGACGCACAGGCGACCAGCGCAGTGCTTTCTGTGGACTCAACAGTAGAGACATACCAGACACTAGACGGCAAGGCTTACAAGCACATTGACGATCAATGGACATTTGACATGACAATGCTTGCAGACTGGGGCGTTGCCTCATCACTTTGCGAGTCATTATGGACAGCATGCGAAACCAACCCAAACACAGCTTTGGCAGTATCACTGACAGCTGCAACAGGTGCGGTTTACACATTTAACGTCATGCCAGTATTCCCAAGTGTCGGCGGTGCTGCACCAGATGCACAGACCGTTGATCTATCATTTGTAGTTGTCGGTACACCAACCGAGAACTTTAGCTAACATCTAACAATCGGGAGACAAAATGAAGCTACCAATCACAATTGAATACAACGACGGCACGCAGATTACTTACACAGCTGCGCCGCCAGAATGGGTCAAGTGGGAAAAAATGTCAGGCAACACGATTAGCCAGGCACAGGAAAAGATCGGCATTGCTGATCTAGTATTCCTCGCCTATCACGCTATGAAACGTGCAGCCGCAGGCAAGCCTGTAAAGCCGCTTGACATTTGGACTGAGACAATCGCAGAGGTCACGGTCGGTGAGGCAAACCCAAAAGCTATGCAGTCGGAAGCCTTAGCAGAATAGTCTGGGAGGTAGCCTTGGCAACAGGGTTACCACCAGACGTTTTTGAGACAGCAGAGGACATTTTAACCGTGATCGAGATTTTGGAAAGGCGCGCAAATGGCTAAGGAAGCAATTAGTTATGACAAGGCTGAGCTGCGCGCAATCATTAAATCTTTTAAGGCAATGGACGAGGAAGCGCTTGCACAAGCCAAAGAGGCTACAAGCGAATTGGCAGAATACGTCAAAGGTCAGATCGTCGCAGCTGCTGCGTCGCGCACACGCAATCGGCTAGATAACAGAGTTGCAGAAGGTGCAAAGGTTTCTAAGTCGTCAAAGATCGGTGAGATTAGTTTTGGTTTTGCTGGACAGAAGTTAAGCGGCGGCGGTACAACACAGCAGCTATGGGGCGGCGTTGAGTTCGGCTCAAATAAGTATAAGCAATTCCCAGTGTGGTCAGGTCGTGAGGGTCGAGGTTCACGCGGTTGGTTTATTTACCCAACACTGCGTGCAGCACAACCTGAAATTATTAAAAAGTGGGAACAAAGTTTCTCAAAGATAGTTAGGAAGTATGACTAATGGCTGGCAGTCGTACCCTTAAACTTTCAATACTCGGCGACGTTGACAATCTCAACAAATCGCTCAAAACAGCCACAAGCGACGTCGACTCATTTGGTGACAGGGTTGGTAAGGCTGGCGTAGCAATTGGAAAAGCATTTGCGGCAGCAGCTGCCGCTGCTGGTGCAGCCGCGATCGCTATTGGCATTGACAGCGTTAAAGCTGCAATAGCAGACGAAAAGGCACAGACGCAGCTTGCGCTTGCTTTAGAAAATGCGACTGGTGCAACAAAAGGTCAAATCGCTGCTACTGAGCAAGCAATCTTGCAAATGTCATTGGCAACAGGTGTTGCAGATGATGAGTTACGACCTGCACTAAGTCGCTTGGTTAGATCAACAGGCGACACAACAAAGGCGCAAGATTTACTGGCTACAGCTTTAGACATTGCAGCAGCGACAGGCAAGCCAGTCGAGGCGGTAGCAAATAGCCTTGCAAAAGCCTATGACGGCAATACAACGGCACTTGGCAAACTAGGCGTTGGATTAGATGCAGCAGAGCTTAAATCTATGTCATTTGAGCAAGTTCAAGGCAGACTAACAGATTTGTTTGGCGGCGCAGCTGCTGCAAACGCTGGCACTTACGCAGGGCAAATCGCACGCGTACAGGTTGCGTTCAACGAAGCAAAAGAGGCAGTAGGCACAGCTTTACTACCAATCCTTGATAAACTGTTAAAGTTTATTAACGAAAATGCACTGCCTGCAATCAACGCATTTAGCGGCGCATTTAGTCTTACACAGGGCGACGGCTTTGGCAAAATTATTAGCGACGTTGCTGGTGTAATTAAAGATTTAGTAACACCAATTTTTAATGCAATGAAGTCAACCTTTGATAAAGTCAAGGCAACACTTATTGAAAACAAAGACGAGTTTCAAGCCTTTTTTGACGTGGTCAAATTTGCTGCACCTATTATCGGCAAAGTCATTGGAACAGCTTTTGGCTTGATCGGTGACATTGCAAACGTTGTCCTAAACATTATGGCAAACGTTGTAGGTGCGTTAAAGGGTTTAATTAACACTGCCATTGACCTAATCAACATTGCGATCAAGGGTTTCAATTTAATCAAGCCAGGTGCAGACATTGCGCCAATTAACAAGATCGGCAGTGGGTCTACCTCAACTGGCGCGCTTGGCAATTTCAGCATGTCGACAGGTTCGCTGTCATCAACACCGACGGTAACCGTGCCAACAGGCATTACTGGAGGCGGTGGCACAGGCGGTGGCACAGGCGGTGGAGGTATTGCAACTGCAGCTGCCGTGGCTGCAACCGCAGCAAGTAACGTGGTCTCAGGGTCATTTAACGCTGGTCGTTTCCGTCAGGGCGAGGCAGCGAGCATGGGCACAACAATCAACCTAAGTGTCACAGGTGCTTTTGACAAAGAGGGCACAGCACGCACAATTGTTGACACATTAAATAACAGTTTCTATCGCGGCACAGGCGGCGCATCTAACCTGCAAATCGCATGACGCAGTGGTCGCCAGTTTGGCTTGTTGAGATTGACGGCGTTGCTTACACAAACGCTGTTTTGGCTAATTTAACAATTAGATCAGGTCGCACAAACATTTATGAGCAAG